GGCAGATGATACGCTTAAAATCCAAGGGCGACTTTAAGAAGCTTGATCGATACTTCAATAACGTTCTTAAAGCATCGAAGGTCGAGATACTCGAAAAGTATGGCGAAAAGGGTGTCGCAGCGTTGTCATCTGCCACCCCTGTTGAAACTGGACTGACCGCTACGTCTTGGTATTATCGTATCGAGCGTAGTGGCAGTCGAGTCGCCATATACTTTTTAAATTCAAACGTTAACAAGGGCGTTAATATCGCAATCATTCTACAGTATGGCCACGGAACTGGAACCGGTGGCTGGGTCGAAGGACGGGACTATATAAACCCCGCAATTCAACCGATATTTGACGATTTGGCTGAAGCGGCATGGAGGGAGGTAACTAAACTGTGAGTAAGGAAGTTGATGAGCGAATAGTCTCAATGGAATTCGACAACAAGAACTTCGAGGCCAATGTCCGAGAGTCTATGTCGACGATTGAGAAACTCAAAAGTGCTCTTAAATTCAAAGGAGCCGAGAAAGGTTTACAGGCTGTAGAGAAAGCTTCCAACAAAGTAAACTTTAGTGGACTTAACAGCGCCGTCGATCAAATCGGCGTTCGCTTTAGCGCCATGCAAGTGGTGGCTACTACGGCTCTTGCCAACATAACCAATGCTGCGGTTAATGCCGGAAAACAATTGGTGAACTCTCTTACAGTTCAGCCCATTACCTCCGGTTTCCAGGAGTATGAGACTCAGATCGGTTCCATCCAGACGATCCTTTCCAATACTCGCTGGCAGAATACGAGTCTTGATCAGGTAAACTCGGCGCTTGATCAGCTTAATGATTACGCCGATCAGACCATTTATAACTTTACTGAGATGACTCGAAACATCGGTACGTTTACCGCTGCTGGTGTTGGCCTGGAACAATCGGTTGCAGCCATCAAGGGTATTGCAAACTTAGCAGCTGTGTCTGGCTCGAGTTCTCAGCAGGCGTCTACGGCCATGTATCAGCTTTCTCAGGCTTTGGCGGCTGGTCGAGTCAGTCTGATGGACTGGAACTCTGTCGTGAACGCCGGCATGGGCGGCGAAGTCTTCCAGCAAGCGTTGATTCGTACCGCTCAGGTAATGGGAACCGGCGTCGATGCCGCATTAGAAAAGTATGGAACATTCAGAGAGTCTTTGACTAAAGGGCAATGGCTTACTGCTGAAGTTCTGACTGAAACCTTAAGTCAGATTGCTGGTGCTTATGATGAGTCTACGCTTCTTGCCCAGGGATAT